TCATCAAGAAATTCATCAAGTGTTAAGAGTGCTTTGCCATTCTTTGAATCCTTATATAACTGATTAAGACTTTGCCATGTACAAATTGTATGCGTCTTGTTCCATTCCTTTCTGCCACCGTAGTACACACCGACGTCCAGCCCCATGTTGATGTAGTCTTCTTCTGTTTGTGTTACTAAGGACTTGTTAGGTACAATTACAATACTACGACCATATGGCTCTGCGAATAAACTAAGTGCGGCTGTTATAATTGTCTTGCCTGCACCGGTAGCGATTTCCTGCATACACTGTGGATTTTCGAGATAGTTGTTTATGGAAGTTACTTGATGATCATTCAATACAATAGGCTCGCCCTCAAAGCGATGTCCTTCCGGCCATGTAATATGTGAGAATGTGTTTACATCTACTTTCGGAAATTCAAAATGCGAACTGTAGTTGCGACGATCGTCTAACTGTATATCGTATCCTTCGTCTATAAGTATAGGAAGGATTTCGTCTAGCATTGATATATACGTACTACCGCCAAGCTGGAAGAACGCTACTTTGCCATCCCATCTTCCTAGCTTAAACGAAGGCATGTGCCTTGCATAAGGCACTTGGTACTTAAAACGTTTGGATAATTTTTGTCTTGTAGTTAAATCTAAATTTTGTATTTTACAATTGACTTCATCTTTTATTATTATAGTTGCTGTTGTCACGTAGTCCCTGCTATTGAAATGTATAGTACTTTGTCTGCTTCTAATGCAAACTTACCAATCTGATCCTGGTTAAGGAATAGATTGCTAATGGCCGTTGTGGATATTAATGTATTATACCCTTCTTCCTTGAATTTGTCAATTGCTTCGGCAGTACTCACGTCTCCGGCATTTACGCGAAGTACATTATCATCCCATTCTGTTAACCCGAATCCTATTGAATCTCTAGATGGCTTCCAACCAATTGTCGAATAAAGAAGTACCTTGCGGCCACTCTCTTTAACGTATTTCTTTAAAGTGTTAACGTCATCGTCATTCATAATATTGTGCTTGGTGTTTGACGATACACTATTTATGTACTGATCGATTGCGCCGTGCATACACGGGCCTGTTAATCCCAGCTTAGTCAGACGCTCTAAGTTCTGCACAGACGTATCTGAGAAGTCAATATCCTCTAAGTACGGTAACATCGTTTCTGTTAAGTGACTGATATAAATCTGCCCGTCGGTTACGTGTACATGTGGTGTCCAAGCATTCTCTAATCCACGTGCTTCCATTTTCTCTATAAACTCAGTTACTGATCTTTCGATTCGTACTCCAATACTCTTAGAGAATTCGTACAACCGTTTAAATAGATATACGTTAAATGGACCTTGCCAAATCTTGTCGTCCTTGTTCCAAGTAAAATTATATTTTTGGCCATTACCGAAACTAACGGTGGTGCCGCGGTTTAAATGATTGCCGCCGTCGTCGTGAATAATTTCACGAACTGTTTCAATCTGTTGTTTGTTAAAGTTAAAGTAAAGTTGGATCACAGTATTATTGTCAATTTCAGCAAGTCTGAAATATGTTTGCTGAGTTAACGTATCAACTTCAATGATACCATTCTCCCATGGCAATGCAATTACATCTCTGTAATTTACACCTAGCTTCCTGAGTTGCTTTCTATATTTGTGTACAATCTTTTCGTACAGTTCATTCTGGCCTGGACTAAGTGGCTTGTCTTTAGACAAGTACTTCTGTTCGATGTTAGACATAAACCGTAAGTCATAACGGTTGAGTCGGACCTTAACCATAAGGTCACCGTGCATCGCATCTCGATTAGCTTGCAGTACAATCTTTTCAACTACAGGTTTTAGTTTAGGCATTTCTCTTACTCCGAATATATCTATTTCCATAATATATCATTTAGGCAACCAGCTTCTTTAAGTAGTGCTGATAGTTCAGGGAACGTCTCAACAAAATTGTTCTTCCTGTACTCATCATGTGTGCGAGTAAATTCTACAAACTCATCAAACCGTTCTTCGTCTTCTGGGTTTGCTATAATAGAAGCTGCCCATTGCCTAACAATCTCGTTGCTACTCTCATTTAAATGTTCTGCTATCTTTGCTTTAATATCAGCGCGCCATACTCCAGGCATTAAATGGAACGGATCAAACACAGGACCAAAGTACGGTTTAGGTAATCCAATATCTTCGCACCACGTAGTAAACTCGTCCAGGTAATATATGTTGTATGCGCTTATCGTACAGCTTACACTCAATCGCACGTTGTTGTATTTCTTTTCAGCCTCAATGAACTGTTTAATAATTGGTAGTGACTCGTCCCACTTAGCGTTGAATCGTATGTACTCAAAACGTTTACCAATTCCATCTATGCTGAGCTGCATATCTACTTCTTTGAAGTGCGACAGTAGTTTCCAGATGCTGTCATCTGGATATATCGTAGTGTTGGTCGTTAGGTGTACACACATATCCTTAGCGTTGTCTGTATCAATGTGAAATTGCATTATACCTTTGAGCTGTTCTAACTCATTCAGGAATGGTTCGCCACCTGTCACATCTAAGTGTATTAATTTTGGTGCGCTCTCAGTGAACTCTTCCACAAAGTTGTGCTTGGTTACTTTGAAATCTTTGTACTCGGTATTATAAATTGTATTCCATTCTTTGCGCCATGCGCTTGATACTTGTGGGCGACACATTATACATTTCAAGTTACATACGGTACCAAGTGCTATGTTAGATGTTATGAACTTACCTGACTCCATGTCATAGCCCTTGTACGCTTCTTGCCACCTTGTGAAGTCTAGTTGGCGCTTGCTGTCAATGCCACGATCCTCTTCGTACTTACAACGGTCACAACCCTTGGGCCATACACCGTCTAGTAGTTGCTGCTTGGTTCTCCTAAGGAACTTGGTCTTCTTGTAGTCAGCTATTGAGTGCGTTTTGATATTCATCATCTGCCCAAAATCATCGACTATCTCTTCAGGTGCAAATCTGCAACACGGTTTCAATTTACCGTTTGCATTAATACCCAAATTGGTCCACGGGTGGTGGCAAAATATCTTCTTCTCCGTCATAACTTATTATAGCACATCTGTTACTTCCTCGTCATTCTTTTTGCAATAAAAAAGAGCCCTTTCGGGCTCTAAGAGTAATCGGACGTTTCTACAGGAGTCAAAGATGTGAAATTAAAACGTCCGTTCTTCTCTAAACTTTAAGACTTTACCTTCTCGTACTGATCATATTCGTCTTCGTAAATATCAACATATTCTTCCATATCGTCATCGGTTACTGCTACAATATGTCTGTCATGTACTTCGGTGACTGTTACTATAACTCCACCCGGTAAGTACTTTAATGTATCATTATGTTCAAACATGTCAGTCTCCCTTAGAAGCTGTTCTTCATTACAGTTGATTCAGCTAACCGTTTCCAGTTTTTAGTAACCTTCATCAAGTCCGCGATCTTCACTGCCATACGCAATGATAATTCACGTAAGCGGTCCTTGTTCTCTTCCATGTAGTCAACAATCTGATCGCCTTCATTACCTTTGAAGCGGTAGTGTGCAAACAGTTCGCCTGTGTTATGGATTTGACGAATACGTAACATGCGATCGCGCATCGTATTCATTGTAAGATCCAGGTAGTGACAACGTGACTGAAGTGCTGACAAGTGATCCTGCAACTTCTTAGAGCGGATATTATCAAACTGTATGTTAGTGATAAAGATCACGCTACCTTTAAAGTCGAAGTTATCTGGAATACCTTCAGCGCGGAGTGCGTTAGAATCTAAGTTCCAACATATCTTGCGGCGCTTGCCACTGTCTAGTGCTGCCTTCAGCAAGTTCAAACTCAGGTCGTCCATTAAAATTCCATCACAATCATCAAACACGATAACTTGATTTGCATCGTTATTGTTGTAGAGTTTCATGTACAGGCCTAGTGCTGACATTGCACCTTTTACAATTTCGTATTTCGGCATGCGGTTAGCAACCTGATCAAACAAATGAGCTTTCTCTAGCTGGCGTATTACACCATACGATTTACCAACACCTGGAGGTCCTACAACTATCATGCCACGCACCTTAGCTTCAATTGCAGCGGCAGTCATTTCCTCTAGAATCTCGAAGCGGTCTGCTATACGTGCAATAACCTCTTCGTCAGTTTCTATTTTAGCTGGTACGGCTAACTGCACAGCTTCGGCTACAGGGGAAGTACTAAGTTGAACACCTTCTGGGTATTCAATATTCTGTGGTAATACTTTAATACGGATTTTGTCACGTCCTTCACCTATCTCAGCATTTGGACGGACTGTAATGAAATGGCCTCGCGCACCTTCTTTAACATCAGCAACCAATTCAAACGTTTGGTTGTGAACTTCTATGCCGCGATACTCGCCTTGGTTGATTGTTACTTGCATTGCGAACTCCTGTAAGTTCTAGTTAATAGTAGTTGGGTCTTTGCCTAACTGTTATAGTAATTATAGCAAAGGTGTCCAAAAGGTCTACCTTTGAGACTAATTAATGTTGGTTGCAAGTCATTGATTTTACTAGAGTTAGGAAAATAGTTGTAAGTCGTTGATTCTATTAGACACTAAGTCATTGGTTTTATTGAGGTTAAATTGGTTGTTAATTACCAGTTGGATAAACAGAGCCTGAGCCTGAGCCTGCTTTAGTACATACAAACTGAGTTCGCCTGCGGTTATCACTAGCGCCGATCTGTGTAAAGTCAGTTGAACCTACTCTGCGAATCCTATATTCCTTTCCAGCAACACATAAATCTGGTGAGATTCTGACATGGCCCGGAAGATCGTGTTTGGTATATGGCTCCGGAATTTTCCAGTCCATCGTTATAGTTGATCCGTCTGGTGTTCTGTAGTGCCAACCGTAAGATTCAATAATATCCACTAGTATACCATCTACTGTTATATTTGTCTTCATAGGCGACTGGTTTACTGTCTGCCACATGTAGTTGAATTCTGCGAGATCTGCGTGATTAGTTTTATTGGCCATCATGCCAGAGATAATAAATGTTCCGCCCGAAACCACAAATGAACTTGATACAGTTTTGTTGTAAAGTGTATCCTCTACATCAAATTCTATCATTACATCACGTGCTGTATTCTGGTCTGGTTCGACTGTGGCTGTTGTTAGTACAACACCATCATGCACTAGTACTCCATTGAACTCTGCTAGAACTGAAACTTCATCAGTTAATGAGTACGCTTGCCCCATTATTCGAAATGTGCGTAAAGCCATCTAATATCTCTCCTAATATTTAACTTTATTTATCTACTAGTTGAACTACTATGTCTGACTCTTCACATTTTTCGCCGTATTGTATTTCTACAATGTATAGTTTGTCGTTGCTATTGTTACTCAGTTTATGCCAATGACCAACCGGGACTGTAATAAGTGAATGTCTGCCCAGCTGCATGATATTTGGTCTATTATCCTCTAGATCACCTTCGTGCATTTCTAATGTCGCTGTTCCCCATGCCACAAACCAGTGCTCGCTGCGATGTTCATGTTTCTGCATACTTAATGATTTACCAGGTGCAACATCTAAGAATTTTATTTTTGCACCTGTCAACTCGCCGAGCACCTTGTATGACCCCCAATTGCGCTCTGTTAAATCCATGTGCCTGTTGAGCCAATCTTTTAATATATCCGATGAGCTGTTTTCTTTAATGTCGCCGCCTGCCGCAAAATAAAACTTTACTAAAGGATCGTCGCTGTACTTCATAATTTCCATTATGTTTCCTTTACTGCGGTCGCCACCATTATAAAAGTGTACAGTGTAACCAGGCCAGCGTTCTTTACATTTCGCTATTGCGTCATTTGCTGTTCCGTCACTGTCATTGAACTTCATTACTTCCTGCACACCTTCCATGTTGTCCAGAATCTTAGCGCGTTCTTCCCATGGCATAAAGTACGTGCCTTTCTTACGTACTAACCAATCATCTGAATTTAATGCAACTATTGTATGAATGTGATCTGATAATTCTTTTCTGGCTGCTTTTAATAAAGCAATGTGACCTGCATGTATAGGATCGAACCCACCCGACACCAACCTTATATTTTTATTGTTGTCCATAATCTATTAGACGCTGATATCTTCTAGCCCTGCTGTCCTAAGGCGTGCGATATGACCTAATTGAAAGTTCTTAGCTTCAATTCCTTTCATTACACCTAAGTACTTGTTACGTAGTAATGCCACTTCATTAATTAAAACTTCACTGTCAATTACTTCATCTTCAGCGTCAGAATATATCTGAGCGTCGCGACTTGATAATGCTTTAGCGTAGCCTTCAAGGTACTTCTTATAATGTGTGTGACGAGTTTTCCTAATCTGTACGTTTAGAAAATTAAGTAATGCTTCAATTTCTTGCAATTGATTAAACCGGTGTTCTGTGATACCAGGAAGATCCCGAAGTTGTTTTTCTACGCTGCCATTGATAATAACATCACGTCTAGCATCCTTTAACTCATTCTCATAGTAATCTAGAAAATTAGGGATTAATGCTATGTTTGTAACAACTTGATTATATCTAACCATTATCGCCCGTCATCCTCACTTTCGTACTCGTGCCATTCATTTTCTTCTTCGTCGAAGTGTTCATCATCTGCAAATTCCCTAAGGACTGATTTCAAATCACTGTCTACTGCATACTTTATAACTTCGTTTGCATCAATACCGTGCTCTAATAACACATGTATAAAATCCTCCGCTGCGGACGTAACATCGCCGCCCATCAGATGTGGTTTTAATTCTTTCCAAACTTGTAAATGTACTTCTATATCTAGTTCCAATCTATTTCTCCTAAGCGGTTTGCTTTATATATCGTTATAAAACATTACCACGAAATTATACCTGAGTATCTTCTTCGATGTTGTCAAATACTTCATCTAGATCTAAACCATCTTCAAGTTCAGCTTTATCTGACATAGCCATGTCTAACATTAGCTTGTCCAGGATGCCGTCTTCATTACGTTCCCATTTCTTACGGAAGGCTTTGATTTCTTCACCGTCTCTGGTAGTATAGATGTAACTGTTACCTTGCTTAACTAATAATTCTTTTTGTTCAGCTAAGTCAAACAGGCCGCTGTACGGGTTCATACCAGTCTTGTAAGGAATCTTAACCTGGATGTTTTCAAATGGTTTTGCGTAACGTGTTTTCATTACTTTACAACCTGCACGGATACCATGTACCTGTGTAGTCTTGTTACCATCTTCATCTTCTTTAAGTTTCATTTTCTTCATTGCAATTACAATTGAAGATGCAAAGATAAAGCCTCGTCCACCACTGATAACTTCATCTGGGTTAAACATATCCTGGCTTTCGTATGTGTGATTGGTTGCTACTAGCCCTACATTGTACGCGCCAAACATATTTACAGTATTACGAACAAGTGCTGTAAGTGCTTTTGGTTTACGTCCTAGATCGCCTTTCATGTCACCAGCTTCAAACTGTTTAACGTCTGTTGGTGTAAGTAACATGCCAAGAGAATCAATTACAAATAAAACCTTAGGACGATCTTCTTCGTCGAGTGCTTTGTAGTCTTTCATAAATGTACTAATAGTTTTAGCTACGTCATCAATCATCGACATTGATAATTTAATTAACTTATCTTCGCTTGTATCAACACCAAGTGCATGTAACCACTTCTCGTCGAGTGCATTCTCTGAGTCAATTAATACAACAAAAATACCTTGCTCTTGTGCATTCTTAACGATGTTACCGGATGCGAAGTAACTTTTACCTGCACCGGACTCGCCTGCGAATATTGTTACCTTACCAAGTGGGATGCCTTTGTTGAAGTCTCCACTAACTAGATAGTTAAGTGCATAGCTACCTGTTGAGATCCAATCTTTTGGATCATGAAAGCCTGTTGAAAGGCCGTCAATTGATTTTGTGATACTTTTTCTAAACTTGCTTACATCGAAGGGCTTAGTACTCATTGTGTCTTCTCCTTAATTAATTACAATGCTAAACGTGTTAGCATCGTTTATATTTCTGTACATAACTTTTCTATATTTCGTTAAGTTATCTTGTATATCGACAACATTGCCGATACCTATGTTTCTACTCGACGGTATCTTGTCGTGCTCATTGCACCAAGCAATGTATTCTTTACTAAATGGTATTGTTTCTGGTTGTTTTAATGATATCGTAACATACCCAAGTAGTTCGTTAAACGAGTTCTCGTCATTGTGTTCGAGGTTCATATCAAACGTTTCAAACTTTCCACATAATGGTCTTCCAAGATGATTAAATTTGATATTAAAATGACAAATATCATTTGTTGCTAGTGCTTTACTAAACGGATTATCAATTTGAATCCAGTCAGTATCTGCTGCTTGATAATTAATCCTATTGAACAACACTTCCACATTGTGAACGTCTTGGTTTAGTTTACCGTACCTTTTGTCCAACCCAAGTCTTGATAAAACAGACGAAACTGGTGCTACCGGTATATCATCCGGAAACAGCTTGCACACCTCAGTAACCAAATCACTGTTACTATATCTTTCTTTCTTATCGATAAAATTATATTCTAAACTCTGACTGTTTACCCAATCAGCATGTAGCTTGTTAAGTACGTACTGGTCTAAACAATCTTCATTGTTGTGTAACTCTGTAATTTCCGTCTCGATAAACGGATATATAAATGAATTAACATCAGTTATACAGTCGCGTAACTCTTTACACTTTGCAGCTAGGTCTGACTCCGCAGAAGTCTTAAATGTATTAAGACTTTTATCATCTAAGTTTTGCACATAGTATTCCAACATCTCAAAAGTGCCGGGGCCTAATGCTACAAATGGTATAGTGTCTCCAGACTTATTATAAACAATTGAAAACTTCATAATATAATCCTAACACTATCCTGTGTTTCTATTAGATTATTGTGCATGACTTCTCTATACATACCTAACCTGTCAGGTAAGTCTACTGCATTACCCAATGCAACATGTGTACCTTGTGCAACCACATTGTGGTCTGTACAGTACTCAACGTATTCGGGTGGTGGTAACATAGTGCGTGGTCGATCTAGATTTAAATGTATGTCCCCATACAAATCTTCGAAGTTGCGAGTATCAACATCATTGATGTTATCATCCCAACACTGCCACTTGTCAAATGTTTGCCTGCCTAACCCGCCATACATGATACTTAAATTACATAAATCAAATGTGGTGATATCATGTTTAAATGGGTTTGCTGGTGGTAAAACAAAGTCTGGCGCTTGGTGTATAACATTCATAAACCTTGCCATCCATCTTTTCTCCGACCAATGCACACCTTGATTTAACGTTAATAACTTATACATATCTTCCGGAGTTTTGGAAAATTCATAATTGATATTAGGATCGTGTAACAAGCACATTTTAACATAACACTCGTGTATCCTATTCAGCTTGTCCTGATTAAACCAATCTGTTGTAAGATCGATGTCATCGAAACAACTAATACCATATTCATCTCTGAGACGTGGAACAAGTTCAGCGAAGTATTGCCTGAGTTCTGATCTGTCGTAAGATGTTAGTGGTTCAGTTTGCTTTGGTCGTATTACGAAGTTGTTTGTTCCGGAGGAATCTAACCAATTAACGTAAAACTCAACAACGTCAGGCTGAATAGCATCAAACTCGATACTATCGCCTGATTCATTGAACACTAATGAAAACTTCATTCTACCTTACTGCTGGCGTGAACGAATCATCTTTAGTATGTCTTGAGCCTTTTGTGTATTTGCTGCTGGTGCTTCTTCAGTAACCGCTACCGCTGCTTCAACAACTGGTTCAACAACTGGTTCAACAACTGCTTCAACAACTGCTTCAGTGGCTGGTGTGTCTACAGTTTCTGTTGTGATTTCTGTAGCAACTGTTGCCGCTGGTGTTGCTGGTGTAGTTGCTGCTGGTGTTGCATCATCATCAGTTTTGGTCTTAGCCATTCCTGCTGGTGTGAAGTATGCGCCCCAACGTGCTGGGTCATATGGTTCACCTTCAACAGATGCTTCAAACATCTCACGGATAACTTTCTGAACTTCTTCAGTTGGTTTCGCTGGCAAGAAGTCTGTAAGGTTGCTTAAACCGTTAGCTTCAATAGCTGCTACATCGTCGTCGGTTAATGCTGTTTCTTTACGTGCCCAACTTGAAGTTGTGTAATCAGCGTAACCGCTCTTCATTTGCTTCTGGATACGGAAGTCTAAGCCTGCGTTACTATCAGTAGGCAAGTTTTCGATCTCTGGATCCATTAAGCTATTCTTGATTAACGTAAAAATCTGTGGGCTAATCATGAAACGTCGAATTGGGTTTTCTGGTGTCTTACCATTCATTGGATCCTGGCGTACTAAACCTTGGAACAAGTATGTACGTTTCTTCCAGTATTTACGGCCCATGTCTTCCAATGAAGGATCTTTAAACCATGTACGTACTTCGTCGAGTACAGCATCTTTCTCACCATACATTTCCATACATGGAACTTGTACAATAATATTGCTTTTTGCTGTTGGGTCACCTTTGACTCCGTTAAACGGAAATTTAAACATAGCGCGTTCAACCCAAAAGTAAGGGTTGTCTGGGTTACCGTCGTTTAAGAAACGGATAATGGCTGTAGAGCCTTCGTCTATGTTCCAGTGGGGGTATACAGGGCCTTCGCCGTCTGTAAAAGATTTGTTTTTCTTGTTGTCTTGTGCTGCTAATCGAGCACGAATATCTGCTAATGAGGCCATAATAGTTATCTCCTGTGTAATGTCCTAATACTACGCAACCTTCTCGGCGTGTTGTAGCATACGATTATTTATCGTCTTTAAGGTGTG